ACCCCGCCGCCCGCACCGCACCCCGACGGCACCCCCCGCGGACGCCCCGCCGCCGGCGCTGGGTCGAGCCGTTGCGCAGTGGTGCTACCGCGACCCCGGGGGCCAGCAGCTGTTCTGGATCCAGCGGATCGAAACCGGCGATCGCAAGCTGTTCGTTCATCGCACCTGGCTCGACGGCAGCTGGCACTTCCCCTCACGCCGCGATCCGTTCACCTCCGAGTGGCCCGCACCACGCCCGCTCTACCGGCTGCCTGATCTCGCCGCACGCCCCACCGATCCCGTCTTGCTGGCCGAGGGCGAGAAGGCCGCCGATGCCGCCGCCGATCTGCTGCCATCGCATGTCGCCATCGCCTGGTGCGGTGGCACCGGTGGGGTGAACACCGTCGACTGGTCACCCCTCGCCGGCCGCACCGTGGTCCTCTGGCCCGATGCCGACGACCCCGGTCGCCAGTGCATGGCGAAACTCGGCCGCCGCCTGCTCGGCATTGGCTGCACCGTCACCGTGGTCCGACTGCCCGACGGAGCGCCGAAGGGATTCGATCTGGCCGATGCCGCCGCCGAAGGCTGGAAGCCACGGCAGGTCGAGCGTGTGATGCGTCAGTTCTCCGTGCAGCTCGATGCCCTGCCTGAGCCTGAGCCCGAGACACCCGCCGCGCAGCCCCCGGATGAACCCGTCGACATCCCCACGACGCAGCCGTTCACCTGCCTCGGGTTCGATGACGGCGGCTACTTCTACCAGCCGGGCGACACCGGCCAGGTCATCCGCGTCGGTGGCGGCAGTCACAACTCCACCAACCTGATGCGCATCGCTGACGTGTCCTACTGGGAGGCCTGCTTCCCCGGTAAGAACGGCGTCAACTGGCAAGGCGCCATCTCGCGCCTGTTTCGTGATCAGGCCCGCGTTGGGGTCTACAGCCCAGACCGCATCCGTGGTCGCGGCGCCTGGTGGGACCAGGGGCGCTCCGTCCTGCACCTCGGCGACCGGCTGATCGTCGATGGCGTCACCTATCCGATCACCGCGCCGCCACCCAGCAACTACAGCTACCAGCGCCTCGCCAGCGTCGAGATCCCCGAGCACCTCGAGCCGCTCACCAACGAGGAGGGCATGGAGCTCCTCGACATCGCCAACCGGTTCCTGTGGGAAGTGCCTGCATCCGGCCTCCTGATGGCCGGCTGGGTGGCGCTGGCGCCCATCTGTGGCTCGCTCGGCTGGCGACCTCACATCTGGCTCACAGCCGCAGCCGGCAGCGGCAAGACCGCACTGCTGGATCGCTACATCGGCCCCCTGCTCGAAAGCCTCGCTCTCTGGCCCGAGGGCAACACCACCGAGGCGTTCATCCGCCAGGAACTCAAGTCTGATGCCCGCGCCGTGGTGTTCGATGAGGCTGAGTCGAACGAGAAGGCTGACCGCGATCGGATCCAGAACATCCTCGCGCTGGCACGGGTCGCCTCCAGTTCCGGCCGTGGTGTGATCGGCAAGGGCGGCGCCGATGGCGCAGCGCAGCGGTTCGTCGTTCGCTCGATGTTCCTGCTCTGCTCGATTTCCACAGCCCTCAAGCAGGGCGCTGACCAGAGCCGATTCGCGCAGCTCACCCTCCGCCATCCCGACACCCTGCCCAAGCCCAAGCGGCAGACCCACTGGCAGGCCCTGGACCGCGACCTTGCCCGGTTCATCACCGCTGAGGTGGGCCACCGGATGCTGCTGCGCTCCGTGCGGCTGATCCCGGTGATCCGCCAGAGCGCCGCGGTGTTTCGCCGGGCCGCCGCTGATCGCTTCGACAGCCAACGCCAGGGCGATCAGTACGGCACCCTCCTAGCCGGAGCGTGGTCGCTCTACAGCTCAGAGGTGCCGACCGAGGCGCAGGCCCTGCAGCTGATCGATGACAACAACTGGGAGCCGTACCGCGAGGCCTCTGAGCAGCCTGATGAGGTTCGCTGCATCCAGGCAATCCTTCAGCATCAGCTGCGCGTCGAAGGCGATCGCGGTGCCGTCTACCAGCGAACGATCAGCGAGCTGGTGGACATCGCCAATCCGGCGTCGATCGAGAGACCCGGGCAGGTCATCAGCGCCGACAACGCGATCGCGCATCTCGGCCGGATCGGCCTGAAGGTGGAGGGCGCCCAGCTGGTGGTCCACAACAACGCCGTGGGGTTGCGCAGGATCCTGGGGGACACAGCCTGGAGCCACTGCTGGCCCACCGTGCTCAGCCGGCTGCCTGGTGCGCAGAAGCTCAAGCCCACCAGGTTCCAGGGGCTGGCATCCACGGCGCGGGCGGTTTCGCTGCCGTTGGCCTCCCTGCAGGCCTGATTTGTCTACAGCGTAGACAGGCTGTCTACAGCGGCTGTAACGCCCAGACCCGTTGCGGCGCAGCGGGTTTCGGGCGTGTCTACGTTGTCTACAGGGTTTCGGGGGTGGATGCCCTTACACGTGCGCGCATGTGCGCGGGCGCGGGCGCGCGGGCGCGCGCGTGTGTGTGTAAGTAAGTACCTATTTCACTGTAGACATTGTAGACAAGAGGCTCAGACCGACTGCGGCGCAGTGCATCTGGGTGTCTACAGGGCTGTCTACAGGGGGGCTTTGGGCTGTAGACGCTGTAGACAGCCCCTTCACCCAGTCGATCCCGATGCGCAACCACATCGGCTGGGCTAAGCTGTTGACGATCTCCGCTCCCTGTTCCTGTGGCTGGTGGCCGGCCATCGACCCTCACCGACGACTTGATCCGCCGCGTTGGTGAACTAGCTGACATTGGCCTGCCCGGTTCCGTCATTGCCGCACGGCTTGGCATACCCACAAGCACGTGGTGCAGATGGATGAAACTTGCACGCGAATCTGACGGCAGCACACAAGAAGCGCGATTGTTGGAAGTCATCAATAGAGGCGCTTCAGAATTGACTGAGCGTTATCTCAACTCACTACATGGCCAAGCTGATGCCGGCAACGTAAACGCCATCACCTGGTTGCTCACGCACAACCCCCTCACCCGTGAGCACTGGTCCGACGCTGCAGCTGAACGCCGCACCGAACGCAAAACTGTCGGCACCGTTCTCGAAGCTGTAGCAGCTGCAGGCCTGCCGGCTGACCTGGAACGCAACCTGCTGCTGCAGATGCAGGCCAGGGGGTTGGGGGCGACGCCGCAGGAGGGGGAGGCGTGAGCTATCCAGCGCTTGTCGCAGTCGCCCGCCCCGTACTGGCTCCGACCATCTCTGGCGGCCTGCCGCGTCACGGCCGACGCTGTGATCCCGCCGTCAGCGATTGCACCTGGTATTTGCTCGGGCCGCTGCTGGCGACATTGGTCGCCACTGCATTCGCCCTTGCGCTGACCGAGGTCATCATGCGCTGGCCTGACATCCGCTGGCCCTGGTCTCGCTGATGCCAGCCACCGCCGCCACGATCGCCTCCCGCCTGGCGGCACTCACCCTGGCCACCCACGCCGCCTGCCCGGCCGCCGCTGCCGACACCTACACCCGCAGCTTCGGCGACCACATCGCCGCCGTATACCCCGCCTTCGAGTTCACCCGGCACACCACCCGCCTGGTGGAGATCGGCCAACGTGTGGCTGATGGTGAGCTCCCCCGGCTGCTGCTGATGCTGCCGCCCCGGCACTACAAGTCGACCATCTTCAGCCGGTTCCTGCCGTCGTACTTCCTCCGCCGCTATCCCGACCGCACCTGGGGCCAGGGCGCTCACACCCAGACCCTCGCCGAGGAGTTCGGCCAGGCCGCCCGCGATTACTTCGTCGCCTCCGGTGGTGCGCTCGACCCCAGCTCCGCCGGCAAAGGCCGCTGGAAGGTCGCTGGCTCCCTTGGTGGGTTCTGGGGTGCCGGCGTGGGCAAAGGCACCGGCCTACCGGCGGACTTCCTGAACGTCGACGACCCGATCAAGAACCGCCAGGAAGCCGAATCCGCCGCCTACCGCAGGCAGCTCTACGACTGGTGGAGCACCGTGCTGAACACCCGCGAGGAACCCGGCGCCGGGAAGCTCATCACTCACACCCGCTGGGCTGATGCCGACCTGATCGGCTGGCTCCTGCAGCAGGTGGAGGACCTCGAGCGCGACGGTCACGCCGATGCCGCTGAGCACTGGCACGTGATCAACATGCCGATCATCGCCGAACCGGTGCAGGTGGCCCTGCCGGCGCTCTGCACCCGCGAGCCGGATGATCGCCAGCCTGGTGAGGCGCTCGACCCTGACCGGTTCGATGCGGACTGGGCCCGCCGGAAGCAGCTCAACACCCCGGTGCGGGACTGGGAAGCGCTCTACCAGCAGCGACCCAGCCCGAGCGGTGGGACGATCTTCAGCGAGGCGATGTTCCGCCTCTACGACGCCGCACCCGATCGCTTCGTGCGTCGGCTGGCCTCGCTGGACTGCACCTTCAAGGATTCAGCCGGCACCGACATGGTGGCCATGACGCTCTGGGGCCAGGACGCCGCTGGCCTGTGGCTGCTCGACATCGTGAACCAGCGGCTCGACTTCAGCGGCACGATGGACCTGATCGCCGGCAAGCGGGAACCTTGGCAGTTCGGTGAGCTGCTGGTGGAGGACAAGGCCAACGGCCCCGCCGTGATCTCCACCCTGAAACGTGCCGCCGCTGGGTTCATCGTGCACGCCGTCAATCCGCTCGGCGGCAAGGTCGCCCGCGCCAATGCGGCAACGCCGGAGTTTAACCAGGGCCGGGTGATGTTCCCCCGCAATCATCCGCTGCTGCCGGTGCTCACCAGCCAGCTGATCCGGTTCCCCGGCGACACCTACGACGATTTGGTGGACAGCGTGACTCAGGCGGTGAACTTCACCGCCGGCACCGGGCCGATGCGCGTCTCCACAGTCCACTACGGCCACGGCAGCAACGGCGAGCGGCCACCGGATCCATTCGCCGACAACGACACCTTTAAACCCAGGCAGCGCCGGCTCACGGCAACGCCGGGGTTTCGGTGATCTCCTACCACCACACTTGACATGGCCTATCTCCACCGAGCACTCAAAGTTCCAGCCATCTTGCGGGCACTGGCCGACGTCGCCGAGCAGCATTGCTGCGTGAGCCCATCGCTGGTCGTTCACGAGTCCTTCGACGTGCTGCAGAGTTTCAGCGGCAACGAGCGCACCATGGCCCTCAGCTTCACTGGCGACTTCATGGCCAAGAAGGAGCTGTTCCTCCGCGCCCTGGGCCGGGCCTACAGGGGTTACGGCGGCGACCCGTCGGTGTTCCTGACTGAGCCAGAGCTGTACGACATGGTCGTTGGCCCTGACGACGTTGCCAGGCCCGCCGAGGTGCAGTCATGACCACCCTCACCCTCACCATCCCCGCCCTGGTGGCCCTGCAGCTCTGGCTCACGGGCCCCGGCCGCCACCACCTGCGCAAGGACGGCCG